GCACCTTCTGCATTATTTGAACCCGTTGTTCTATTTCCAGTCGTTGGGTATACCGCAGTACCACCGGTTGTATCGTAATCAACCCATTTTGTTGCCGTCAATCCATTTCTATATTTCCAAGTAACCCCGTCGTATGTTGTATTATCAAATTTAGTTCCGGTACCCATTACCCAACTAGAAGATACTGCGTTTGCATATATTGTATACTCTACTGGTATTTCTTCGGAATTTGCCGCTTTTAAATTTAAAAATACTTTATAACTACCAGTTCCCACATTACTTGCTATTGATTTAGAAACGTCTGTTATTGGAAATTTAATTAAAGTTCTAGCTACATCCATAGTAGAACCATAATAAAGTTTACCTACTTCCAATATCTCATCTCTACCTGTGTTTTGGTCAGGTTGTTGAAGATATATACTTGCATCGTATGATGATGTGAATAATTTATGCATTATAAGGCCCTCCCTTTAATATCTTTGTTAGGAAATTTGACTTCAAAAACACAAGGGTCTAAAGAAGGATATACAATCTTTCCCTTTATTGCTTCATCTATATTATATTTGTTTGGAGAATAGTTACCATCCCCCGCACATAAGTTTTTAATTTTAACCGATGGAACACTCATAACACCTTCTACATTAGCAAGTATTAATTCAATTTCAGAAATATTAATTGGTTTATTAAATGTCCAATTATCTATATTGAAATGTTCTTGTATAAATGTTAAACAATTTGCTAAAACTTCTCTTTTATTGAAATTTGAATAACATATGATTTCAAAATCAACTCCAATGTTTACAATAAATCCATCAATCATATTAACAGCGTCAGTCAACATTCTATATTCACCTAAATAAGTTTTAAGATTTTGTTTAACTGCTTGATTTAATTGTGTAAGATTTTTATTATCATTATATCCTAAAACATACATATTAATTGCAAATGGATTGTTTACTTCCGAAATTGCCGTTCTTTTGTTTGAAAGATATTTAACTAACTCCTTTTGTATTTCGGATTTTTTCATTCCTTTCATAGAATCTACTAAATTCGTAAATTCTTCAATATTATTAGGACTAGCTAAAATTGATGCAGGACTATTATTATCCAATTCACCATCCGGACTAACATATACTTTTGCAACACTACCATATCTAGTAGACATACTCAAAGCTCTTACTATATAATCTTGTCGTGTTACTGCTCTGTTTTGAGAACCAAATGTTGCCAATGCATTTTGTCTAATTTCTTCTATTGATTCACCACCTCTGCCACCGACTGCTGGCTCTATATTTTCAACTGCTATTGTTGTTTTAGCTTGATTATATACTCTTAAATTATCATCACTCAATGATAATAAATCTTCTTCAAATTGTATATTAATGATACTAACTAAATCTCCCGTATTTACATTGGCTTCAATTCCACCACCTACTAAATATTTTACTTTTAATGTTGTATTTGTAGGGGCGATACCAAATGTATTTGTTTTTAAGAAATTAGAAGGGTCAATACCTTGATTCAATCTGTTAACTGAGTTTGCTAATCCTAATCCTACATTTTTTGTATTAGGTAATATTTGTTCATCATTCATTGATGTATCTCCACTTCCAAATTGTAAATCCATAGTGTTATTTGAATTAACCTTAACACTAAATCTTCTAGGTACTTTTTGTACTTCTAAAATATATGGAACTATGGATGATACGGAATTTAAATCAGAATTTGTATTACTTGAAATATTGGCCTGTTCTACAAATACACTTTCCTGTGCCAAATAAGGTACTTCATAGTATTTGTTATTATTAGAATCGGTAACGGAAACTATTTGTATTATATCACTATCTGATAAAGAAACCGATGGATAATCGACATCATTTCCCATTATAAAGGATGTTTCTATTTGAGTAGCAGATATTGCTTTTACTAATTTACTAATAAGATATTGTGTTGGTGCACCGGTTGAATCTCTTTCATACACATCAATTTCTCTATCAATTGGATTTTCAAAATCAACCGAATCAGTTGTTCTAAATATTACATTAGAATTTGATGTTGATTTTATTTCCATTCCATCCTTAATTTTTAAATAAAATCTAGAATCTGGTTCTAAATTTCCACCATTATTTTTTGAAGGTAATATTTGATAAACCTTTATTGTTGTAGCAGCTGGTGCGGATAACTTTGGTTTATATCCCATAGATTGTGCAATTGATACTACATTTTTTCTTTCGCTAGCATTAGCTAACATTGATTCTTTTAATTGAGTATCCTGATAAAAGGAAAGAACGTCACCCACATATGAAGCCATATCAATGAATATGTTTCCAGGGGATGCATCCGAAAAATCCGAATAATTATCCGGAAAATATGTTTTAGCAAAATTAACTAAGTTTTCTTTAAATGTGGTAAAATCTTTACCAACATAATTTATTTCTTTGTTATTATTGCCCCAATTCTTATTTAAAGATTTAATTGCCATTTTATATTATTCTTTTATTGATACTTCTACGTTATCGGTTATATCTGGATTTGATTTTAATGAAAAAACTATATTAAAATTAATGGTATGGTTATCTATGTCATTTTCAGTAAAATCAAAAATAATTTCATCTATATTAACTTCTGGAATCCAATAATTAACGGCTTGTTCAATTGCAGTTTCAATTTTATTTTCTATTTGGCCTTCAACTATTGGTTCAAATAGAACTCTATGAATATCACATCCAAATAAGGGGTTCATTATTCTTTCCCCTTTTCTTGTTAATATTAAATTTTTAATATTCTCTGCATATTGTTTTCTTGTGGAATAATTTTTTTGAAATAATCCATCCGTATCTGAATTAGAAAATCCAATACTTAAACCTTTATATTGATTTTGTATTAAATCCTTTACGGATATTTTTCCTAATTCTATTGCCATTATTAAAATCTTTTAACTAATTCTCTATAATCTCTCGTTAATGCTTTTATCGTAGCATCTTGTAATCCATCACCTGTTGATTCAAAGTTTGGAACATTAGATGGTACATTTACTTCTCTAAAATCCATAGTTTCCCACTCACTTTCATCAACTCTTAATTCGGGCTTAATCATATCCAACACACTTCCAACCGCTTGTGCACCTTCTTTACGTTGTTCGGATGAAAATGGTTGAGTCATATTAAGAATCTCATTAATCATTGGGTCTTTTGAAAATTCTTTTTGTGGTCTTTGTGTTTGTTGAACGGGTTGTTGTCTTTTAACCGGTGTAGGAGTAACTTCTGTCATCTCTCTTAATGATGGAGTAGATGGTTTCTTTTGTGAGTTTAATGTAACTGCACCAGATTTTATAAGTTTAACAAGTTCTTCTTTTACTTGTAACTTAACTTCATTTTTAACAACTTCTTTAATTAAAGTTAATAAAATTTCTGATTTCATAATAATTGTTTTGTATATGTTTAGTAATAAATATTGTATTTAAATTTTATTTAGTTACCTACTCCAATTATACCAGGTTGCGTGAGTGGTGTTCCGCCCGGTGTCGTTGTTGGTGCTGAATCATTTCCATATGGTGTTGGTGCAGAATCTGCAAAAGTAGATACTATCCCGGCCACAACTGGAGCTGCAACCTTGGCAGCGACTTGTCCAGCAAGGTCTACACCCTGAACAACTGCATAGTTAGCTGCCATTGGTAATAATTCTTCTATAATTTCTTTAGGAGAAAGTTTCCAAGGTAAATCCGATAATGGGTTCAATGGTGGTATTGCAAATGGTTTTGTAAAATATCCAACCCAGGGTGTTACCCAAAATGGAATTGGTATACCTGTTACCGATGTTTTATGGCGTGTAAAATGTAATCCAGCTACGGATAGTAAATGAAAATTTGCATTTATAATAAAATTTGTAAGCCAACTATCTACGTTTCCAATTGGGAACAAAGGTTGTGTTGGAAAAATTCCTGGAGCAACACAAAAACTTATAAATGTAGAGTCCCCGTAAGTAGATAGTGCGGGGGGAAATACAAAAATTGGTGCTTTTGATTTATCCATTTGCCTACCTAACCACCACAATTGTATACCTGCTCCTACTTTTTGTAACAAATCTCCATTAGGACTAAATTTATTTGCTTCGATTGTTGTTGCTAAATATGCAGCAATTGCTTCGTTTAATCCATAATTTATTAAAGCGGCAACATTATCACCTTTTACGGAAAACTTTTTTTTAGGGCCCCCCTTCGGTTTTCTAAATTGAAAATAAGAACTAGAAAATCCACCTGCGGCCACATTTAATAATCCAGGAAACATAACATTTCCACTAACTATAACTTGTTCATATTGTTCTAAAAATTCTCTAACCCACTCTTCGGTCTCTAACCAATTTAAAACGTGTTCCGAACCTGATAATCTTTTAGCACCTTCATTATCTTTTGATTCGTTTGAAATATTTTCTGCAACTTTATTTTTAACCTCTCCCTTTAAAGAGTTTTTACCAGCTTTTATTATATCTTTAAAATTTACTGCAACTGTATGACTATTTCTATCATATTCTATTGTTTTTTTGTTTTTTACAAATTTTTCATATTTTTTATAATATTTTCCAATTTGGCCCAACATATCATCATCTTGTAGAAACCCTCTCATTTTTAAATAAAAACCGGCCCAAGAACCACCCGCTTCAAATCCCTTTTTTCTAGCTGCTGCAGCATTTGCTCGTTGTGCACCCAATGTAGAACTTCTTTCTGTTTTTATTTTTTCTTTGGCTTTTGTATCTTTTCTATCAGCAAGTTGAGCTCGTCTGGTTGCTGCTCTTGATTCAGATTGTGTTCTTTTTGACATAATCTAAAATTAATTTTTACTTAAAAAATTTCTAGCTGATAATATTACTTCTACTTTATCTTTAAGTGAGTTGAATCCTGCTGCATTTGCTGGCCCAATTGCCGATGGCCCTGCAGGTGTGTAAAATACTTGATTTGTAATTAAATCTATTAATGTTTTTAATACATCCACTAATTCCCCACCCAATACCATTTGTTGAACAGCTGCTCCTGCATCTCCTTCACCACTATCACTTCCCAAATATACATTGCCACCTGAATCTGAGTTCAAAAATATTTTGGTGTTAGTATGTAATGTTATATCACCATCAGAATGTTCATATATTGATGATGCCGCATCTACACTAAATACACCATCGGTAATTACACCAGTATTACCTTTACCAAATATAATAAATTCTTTTGCTTTTGCTGAAAGAACTATTCTATCCGAATTTATAAATAATTGGTCTCCTTTTAAATCTCCGGAAGAAGGATATGAACCAAATCCTACTTTACTTTTTTTAATTGTTTCTTTAAATGGTATTTTGGTTTTGTTAGAAGATATGTAAATAGAAGTTCCATCTTTATTGATATCTTCATCTATTAATTCTCCTAATTTTTTACTATCTAATGCTGGATTTTGTTTATTACGAATGAATATACCAGGTGAAGAAGTTTTTCCATCTTCGGTTAAAAAGAATTCACTAAAACGAATTGTATTCCCAACTCTACCGGTTATAAGTGTATCTCCTTCTCTTGGTTTTAAGAATTTAATTTTTTCGTTTACTTTATATTCTTTATCTTTTTTAGTTTTATCATCATCGGCTTTTTTAGTCATTCCGGTTTGTTGGACACGTTTGTAATCTTCACCATTTGAGCTAGATTTTCCGCCAGAATCTACATATTGTACTTGAGTGGCCCCGATTGTTGTTTTATAATCTTCTCTATAATTTGGATATTGTGTATTTGAAAATGGCAACCAAAAATGTTGCATACCAATATTCATTATCAACACCGTCTCTCCTACAATTGGAAATGTTATATTATTTTTATCAAAAGGAAGTGCATAATCTATCAACTCTATCGAATCTTCTTTTTGAAACTTAACTGCTCCTAAAAAGCGTATATCTGGGTCTTTATCTTTGTATTTATTATTAATATTATAATTAACACTAACACTAATGTTATATAGTAATGAATCTCCCTTTATTTCTTCGGTTGATTTATATACTTTTGTTACTTTCGCCAAATAAACTTCTAAATTATTTTGGTTTTGTCCAGTAAATTCGGAATTATCTGATATGTTATACATTTAGATTTTGTTTTTTATTTCTTCAATTTCTATTTCTAAATCTGTCAACTTTTCTTTATTTTTTTCTTCTACTGCATTTATGGTATCTTCCATTTCATTAAGTAGTTGTGCTTTTTCGGTTTCAGTTAACCAACCATCTTCACCGATGCCTTTGGCTTCTGCGGCTGCAAGTCTTTGTGCAATAGTTGCAAGTTTAATTAAGTGGTCATCGTTTTTAACCGATACCTCAATTAAGTCTTTAATGATTGGGGCTATGACTGTAGCTTCACCAACATTACGAATTAATTTACGAAGAGATTCAATCAATTCGGAAATATTTTTCTTTTTGTTTTGTTGATTTTCGTATATATCTTTAAATAATGATGATAAGTTCTTACCATCAAATAATTGAAATTCGCTTGCCATTATAATATGTTGTTTCTTACTATATAATTATAAAGTTCTTCACTTATTAGATTATATCCTTTTTTATTTGGGTGTTTTGATGGTATTACATCAAAAGAGTCTGGGAATTCCCAAGCAGTTTCATCGGAAACTTTTACTATATAATCTCTAATAGTTTGTTTTTCAAATCCCCAATAATTTTTTTTATTTATTAAATGTGTAACATCATCGTTTTTAGATAAATCTTGTACCATCATATCAAACGCGTCACAAAATACATATTTTACACCATAACTCTCTAACATTTTTTGTAAGAAAATAATATAATTTTGGTTTATAATATTATAGTAATTTTGGTTAAACATATTTTCTAAAAAGAATCGTTTGTAGTCTTCTAAAAATCCATTGTATTTATCATCTCCAAATTTATATGATTCATAAAATTTATGTGGTAATAAAGTAAGTTCTTTTATTGACCAACTTATCCACTCTCCTTTCGGTAAAAAATGAACATGGTCTCTCAAAGAGGAGCTCCACATAATTACTACTAAATCACCTTCATGTATTTTTCCGTTTCTTAAATCGTTAATAACTTCATTAAAAATTAAATTATTTGCTTTACCACTCCAACCATTGTTTTCGTGACTACAATTTAATTTTTCTGCTAATCGAATTGGCCATGAATGTTGATTTCTAAAATCTTTAAGAATAATTCTATCTTTCAATTTTTGTTCTTCTTCTATAATAGCACCCTGGCCCTCAGTCCAACTATCTCCGTATGCGTATAATTTCATTACTTACTTATTAAAAATTTACCCATTACTAAATAATCCATATCACAATTATGAAATGTCCAAATTGCTTTTTGTGGGTCGTTTGTCATTGTGTGGTCTTTTAAATTAAATGATGTATTCAATAGAATAGGTGTTCCTGTTAGTTTTTCGAACTCTTTAAGTAAGTCATAGTAAAGTGGATTATCTTCTCTTTTAAGTGTCTGTATCCTTGCAGAATTGTCAACATGTGTTACTGACGGAATGTTTACATCCTTTTTAACTTTGACAACCTGATTCATATAAGGAACATCTTCTTCTGATAGAAAATACTTTTGATAATCTTCAATTGTAACCGATGGAGCAAATGGCCTAAACATTTCTCTCTTTTTGACAACCTTATTAATTCTATCTCTAATGTCGGACAAATGTGGATTTCCTAATATAGAACGATTGCCCAATGCTCTTGCACCAAATTCAGTTCTACCTTGAAACCAACCTACTATATTACCTTCATTGATTAATTTTGCAACTTCTTTACACAATACTTCCGGTGTTTCATACATTACAATACCATTACCTTGAATTCTTTTTTGTAATATAATTTTAAGTAATTCAGGATTACTCCACTCCTCACCTAAATATGGAGATGTATTATCACCACCTTTTACTTTTGGATTACCGAATGTTTGATGATAATGATACAAACACGCACCAATTGCAGAACCACTATCTGATGGTGCGAATGGTATAAATACATTTTTAATTGCTGAAAATTGTTTTATCTTACCATTGGCAGTTCCGTTATAAGCGCATCCACCACCTAATACTAAATTCTCACATTCCCAGCTATTTGTAATTCTATTAATAATAAAATATAGTGCACTTTCATACCACCCTTGTAGTGAGGCAGCTAAATCTTTATGATGTTGTTCTATTGGTTCATCTTTGAAACGTGGAGGAAATCCAATTAAATCAATCAATTTATTATTAAACATATCGTTATCGGATGTATGCCATGTAAAATAAGACATATCCATCTTTACAATATCGGTTTCACCACCAGTAGTAACAACTTTATCAAATATATTATTATATTTTTGATTATCGCCATAAGGTGCAAGGCCCATTACTTTATACTCACCTTCGTTTGGTTTAAATCCTAAATAAGCAGTAAATGCTGAGTATATTAATCCTAATGAATGTGGAAAGTGTAGGGTTTGTATTTTGTGAAATCCCTTCTCATCACACATCGCTGAATATATAGTATGCGACTCACCAACTCCGTCAATTGACAAACCTATTGCTTTATCAAATGGTGATGTGTAGTAAGATAGTGCTAAATGTGAATGGTGGTGTAGTGAATATAAAATTTCTCCATCATATCCAATTGACTTTAATATTCCTTTTAAATTGCCTTCCGATTGATTCCATCTTTTTAAGAATTGTCTCCATTTCATTGGATATCTTAAACCACCCCACTTACCAATTGTTTCTCTAACTCTTTCGAATTTGTCGTTTGGATTTTCATACCAACAAACCATATCAATTTCATCAATTGTTATTTTTGCATATTCTAAACACCATTGGATTGCTTTAAACGGAAAAGAACTATCATGTTTTTCACCGGATAGTTTTTCTTCTTCAATTGCACATATTAATTTGCCATCTATAACCAATGCTGCTGCCGAATCATGGTAAAATGCTGATAAACCTAATTGTATCATATTTAAATTTTTATATCACCTTCTCTATCAAATTCACTATAAAGTGCCATTTGTTTTTCTTTCATTTTATTGACAACTTTTGTAATATAATGAGTAGGATGTCCTGTCATTTCTCTAATAAGTAGGTATAATGATTTTTTGTTAAAATTTTCTATATAATTTGCTCTTCTAAATAATTCTAATACGGAATCTGCAATTTGCATATCTCTTTTCTTTGGGAAATGGTTTTCTAAATGTTTATCCCAATATTCTAACATTCTAACATTAAATGTTCTATGTTCATCGTTTCTTTCCTCTTCTCTAAAATTATTTTCAGTATCAAACGATTCTGGTAATCCTGACATTACATCGGTATCTTTATATCTTTTATAATTTGCATTATTATTTAAAATAAGATAATTTCTTGCAACAATTGTAAAATAACTAAATGCTTTACCTTTGCCGGCCTTATACATATGAATTTTCTCAATCATAAATGCAACAACTTCCGACATTACATCTTTGGGGTCGTCATCAAAATAAGTAAACTTCCATTTATTATAAACTATCTCCGCAAGTTTGTCAAATGCAGATGCAATTCTTTCTCTATACAATTTATCTTTAATATATTGGTCATCCGTTAGATTATACTCAATGATTGCATCTTCGGTGTCCTTTGGAAAATATTGTCTATTAGGGCCTCTTTTTTTTCTAATTGGCATCTTTTTGTTGTTTGAATTTTTCTATTGTTTCTTTGATTTGATAAAATATAGAACCAACTTCATCATCCTTCTCAAACATTGCACGACTATCAATTAGTCTTAATGCTTCCAGTAATGCTTCATTTCTTTCAATTTCCGTTTGTATAAATTTTTGTGTTTCTTCGTATGCGTCTTCATATTTTTCTAATTTTTGAAGAAGATTATAAACTACATATAGTAATGCAATTATAAGTAATGTAAGTATTGTGTATATCATATTAAACTATTTCGTATCCTTGTAAAAAATATTTATTTGCATTTTTAAATTTAACTTCAATCATTTCTCCTTCTTTTGATTTCATTACAATTTTATCATTTCTACCATAAGTTTGTCTTTTAACTACTTGTGTATTATAAACTCTATCTTTAATTGTAAATCCGTCTAAATGGTCTATTTCATGTTGAACAATGACCGTCATCATTGTTTCTTTGGAAACTTGTTCATTTGCTTTATCACCATCCGGATTGATTTCAAAAGTCAACTCACCCAAATTATCCGTATCAATTACAACTTTACAAGCTCTAATTGTTCTAACAGGAGATTTTAATGAAGTGGGGATTGATAAACATCCTTCATAAAAAAGAAATCCTTCTTTTGATTTTTCTTTTATAACCGGATTTAGTAAGAATAATTCTTCATCTCCGAACTGAATATAACATGCTCTTTTTTTAATACCAATTTGAGTTGCAGAAATTCCTAATCCTGGGTTTTCTATTAAAGCTTCACTTAATTTCATTCTTAACTCATCTGCCTCATTCTGTGTTATTTCTGATTTTAGAACAGGCGTTTTTAGATACTCCCTAAACTCTTTTGTTGTTAATCCATTAGAACCTTTGTCAACTATTAATTTCATATTTTATTTTTTTAATCCGTATTTAATCCATTTATACCAAACTCTTTCGTGAATGTAGTATTGTATAGGTTTATAAATCAATTCTGCTACTCCAAACGCTGCACCCACCTTAATTGAACCACTTATCAACCACATTAATAAGAATCCAATTAGGGTACTTAAAATACGATATGAGATGGTTTTAGCAATGTGTCTCTTACGTTCTACTACCATCTTTTTTGATTTTTCCTTTTCTTATTTTGGTTCCTGATATTAATTCAATATCCGTAGGTGGTTCGTGATAGATTACATCATAACCCACACCTCTACCATAATTTACACTCTCAATATCTGGAATAATTGATAATAATATCTTATTCCAATTGTTTTGGAAAAATGGTTCATTACGAAGTTCAAACATAACTTCTTGAGCAGTTTTTGGATTGTTCTCATCCTGAGGAACGTCTCTAATTGCTATCCAACAATTATTTCCTTTTTCCAATTGTTGATTTATTAACCACTCATGACCTTTATGCCACGTTTGCCACCTTCCAATAAATAATGCGTATTTTTTCATATTTGTAATATACGAAAATAATTTTAAATTACCAAATAATTAATAAGTTTTGGTATTTTCTTCTTCATTTTTAATTTTTACCAACTCTCTAACAGTTCCACCTTTTGATTTTAACCAATAATCAACCGCTTTTGTATTATTTATCCATAAATTTCTTTTTGCCCATGGATAATCTGGATGCATCCACTCTTCCCACTTTAAATTCCCAGTATCAGGTGTATCATCAACCACAACATCATTAAACTCAATAGGTTCAA